CCGTACCACTCTTGCAACCACCTGCTGTCGTTGTTTGGCAAGATTGATTCCTCTCACGGCAACTGCCTGGTTACGAGTAGCAGCTGATACGGGTTCAGTTTTCTGGCCAGTTTTGCCTCCCACACCAAAACGTTGTCCAACCTGCTTGTCTATCTGCTTACGTTCGGTAAGGTCTTCGCTGGCATCGTAACCATCAGGTAGTCCTGCCAAAGAATATTCTTCAGGATCAATGATGGATTTAGCAAAGTCCCGACTTGCAGGAGGTAAAGTATTCACACTTACCAACAACTTCACAGTCATGTCCTCATAGTCGTAGACACAATCTGAGTATGGTACCTGTTTATCTAGCTCTCTGATAACGGGTCCTGTCGCACAGACAGCTGTTTGCCCATTACCGTAAGGATTGAAACCTCCTTCGAGTATGGCCGAACTCATATCCACCAGATCAATAACATCAGATTCAGAGTTAGACGTACTTATCCACATAGGAGCAGACTGGGTACCGAAGCCTACAATGTTCGAATTAGTAGACACGACTCCGGTCACAGATACGTCTACGGGATTAACCACATCCACGTCAACGATACCTCCTACAGTTACACCAACTGTATTGGTTACTGATACGTCGACTATTCCTGTCACAGACGCGTTCACGTTTGGTGTCCCAACCACAGTTGCATTCACGGAGGGTGTACCAATGACAGTAGCATTTACAGATGGAGTTCCTGATATACTAACTGAGGGAACACCAACAATGGAAGCATTAACAGATGGTGTTCCAACTACAGTAGCATTAACAGAAGGAGATCCTGATATACTGACGGATGGAGTTCCTGTCACGGTAGATGTACAAGCAAATTGATAACCCGTAGCGTATAATAACTTCAACGCACCAACATTGTCATCAATCGCACAAAATCGCACAACATCACCAGTGTTTAAGGTAACTGGCCCTAAGTATGTGGTGAATATTTGAGTATTTCCAGAAGAGCTACCCCAAACCGACGACTGACCGAATACTAGCGCCGTTGCTGGTACAGTACCAGCTCCACTTGCGCTTAAACCCCCCCCAAAGGTAGGGTAAGCCGCGGCGCCAACGACAACACACCATGCCGCAGTGGCCCAAGCCGCAGTTCCTATCTCAACCCATGTCTGCACAGATATGTTTCCAAAGTCATAAACTCCCGAGCTTGGAGCTGTAAACATTGCAACATTGACACCCGCAGCAGACGGAATAATAAATCCCTGAACGATTGTAGGTTGTCCGTTCCCATAAGGGTTAAAACTCCCCTCTCCGACACCCCCTCTACCAGGGTGTCTACCAATAGTCTTCCTCTTGAAGCGAGTCAACGGTCTTACCGTATACATGTCATTTTTGTCAGTTTGACCAAACTTATTCCTCTTCCCTCGGACTGGGTTTTGTGCTGTATTGTTAACGAACCTAAATAATATTGTCGGCAACAAATTCCATAAGTCACACTTCCGGTCAGTGGTGAGTCGCCACTCGTAGCTACACGACACGTCGGACTAATACCAACGCCGCAGTCATTACATACCTTCATCTCCTAAGAGCGGGGCCGAACATTCCCCGGTTTCTTACAACGGTGCTTCTTACTTCCTTTGTCCCTAGGAATTCACAATGTTTGTCACCAAAATCTATTTTATACATCCCCCCTTCACGCCATACAGGAACGCAGCCTACCAACCTTTTGAGCTGGGTGCACTAAGCCACTGGGGTGCAGAGTCTGAGTCGGCAATAGGTACAAGGAATGGGTCTTTAATATTACTATTCAGTGTGCCTCCTACATTTACGCATCGCTTTCCCAGATCTAAATTCAAATGCATTGTGTTTTCCAATGTACGAACTGGTTCTCCAAAGTCTCTAAGGTAGAATACAAACATGACTGAATAAGGCCTTCAAAGTACGGAAATTTGGTCTTATAACCCCTCGGTACGCCCCCGCAGTCTACTTGTTTATCTGCTTATTCGTGTCAATATATCCATCTACCTTTCAGATATTTTTGAACCATTCGTCGTGCT